ACAATATTGTTTTTCAGCCAATACATTGGTTTTTATGATTGTTTGACATTTATCATAACCACATTCTTTATAACCGTTATCCATCACTCTTCTCCTATAATTAATGCCAGTCTCCCCACGTCACTGGCGGGACGCTCTCTGTATTCTTGGGGACACCACAAGTCGGAACCACCCGTATGCGGATTCTTAAATTAATTGTCCCGTAACGTGGGTCTAACGGATGAGGTCTCGCTAATCAAGCGGATAAGCGTGTTGTCTATTTCTATAGCGTCACGGGATGATTATCATTTGCCTTACGCTCTTGGCCTATTAAGTATGCCATCCTCTTTAATTAATGCCCGTTTCATCCACACTACGGGACCGAGTGCTTAAACTAAGGCGAACATGACTAAGCCTTATAGGATTATGCGTGTTCCCCTACGGTAGTATATACCCAAGAAGAAAGACGACTCCCAGATGCTTTAAAGTCCTGTCTGGTCACCGGACTATCTCATGGCTGTGAGAATTTGAAGGGGTTTCTCACCCCATGCTCAAGTATCAAGTGTTTGAATCCACTCGTATAGGGTCACAGGAGGTATTTCTACGCCTATCCCATACTCTCTGTCTTGTCGTCCGGCTCCAGAGCTTTTAATCTCTATCCACCTTCTCAGTACCAAACAGATAATAGGTCGTTTTAACGTGTGTTCCACGAAGCTGTTGAGTAGCTTATACTGTATCTTATTTAATTAAGGCGATTAGTTAAGATGACTTTAAAAAGATTCCCCAAAACATTTTGATAACGTACAACTAGTTGGATTTAAAGACGGATAGTTTACAGCTTAGCAATATCCCTAATCAGGCCCATGCTCTATTAACGAAAGTGCTGCTTTTCTCAACGGATTGTTTAAGTCAATCATCCCTTTATTCGATTAAATCTAGCACTTCTTGTGAGAAGTCATGACTAGTCTCTTCTTCCATCCATCTGATATAAGATGGGTCTTCCATAGCAACTTCCTCTACGGTGTATCCCACATATTTACCAAATTTGAATGTATCTTCTACATTAAAGAATTGACCTACTGAATCACCTATTTTGCGCATAATTCTATTATCTCCTTTTTTGAAGCATTTTTGGATAACCCTATTGAGTTACTCCAATTAGGGTAGAATATATCTACACCACCAGATAATTTAACTTTGTCATGTTTTAATTCAGGTAACTCTTGCCAAGCCATACAGTCTGTTAAGTTGTCATTGAACCATTTAACACAACCTAAGTTGTTTTCAATTATAAAATACATCGCATCATGGATTTGTGCAATGGGTTTGATTGAGTGAGCATATGGGCTGTTTAATACCCTTTTTTGGAACTCTATGCTCGCTCTATTGTTAAGTAACCCATATGATTGCCCTAATGCGTTACCGGCTGTCCTAGCTTCACTACTGGCCTCAAATGGGGTACGTCTTAGCCCCTAATACAGTCTGTTTAAGGATAGGGGTTCTAACTCTTAAACCAAAGGCACAAGTAATGTACCCATCTGATGAAGCTTTGTTTATTTTATCAGCTACCCAATCATCTGATACTTTGTATAATTCATGGTAGTTGAGTTCAATAGCTTGAGCAGACTCTTTATCTAGACCTACGTTATTCATTAAGCCGTGAAACGTCCCCCCGTAAGTAAGGAGGAACGTAGGTGCTTTAGAGTTTTGTCTGAGTACAGGATATCGTGTAGCAATTGAATTGATTTCGCTAACTGTATTTCCAATATCAGGCATCTGAGCACCAAAATAACTATAAGCACGTAAGCAATGACCGTCATAATTTTCCTCGTAAACTTTCAATTTGTTAGGGTCTTTAGTTGTTAATGCTGATATTCTATCTTCTAATGAATCAAAATCAGCACCTGCCATTAACCAACCATCTGGGGCAATAAAACATTCCTTAATTTTTTTACCATATGTACTATTTGATGGAATATTTTGTAAGTTAGGGCTACTACTAGATAGCCTACCACTGACAGTGCCCCCAATATTAAAATTACCAAACAGATAATACGTACCATCATTTTTTTGACGGGTGTTATTTCGGAATGCTGAGATGAATGTGTCGAGTATTTTCTTAATTTCACTTAATTTTACCAAATTATCAAGTAGAGAAAGTATGTTTTCCTCTTCTGTTTTGAACATTAATTTCTTAAGAGTTTTTGCTCCAACAGCTGGTTGTTTAGATTTAGTTAAGTCTAGAATAGGAAGATTTAACCTAGTTATACAGCAGCTCTGATAATTGCTGATTAGAAGCAGGGTTAAATGTAACATAATCAAAGTACTCTAGTGGCTCTTTTTTACGTTTCCATAGAAGATTTTGATTAACATATTCTTCTTTTCGTAAATCTATAGTGTGTCTTTTGATTATAGGTGAATCTTGTATAAAATTTGTACAAATCTTAGCTCCTTTGGATAACCCGCTTTCTAAAATAGTTACCTTGTCCATATCCATAGGCATACCAGTTAATTCCATTTGTAAAATTACAGGAATGCTTAGCATAAGTATGTCTTCATATATTCCCAATTGGGATTCTTTTTTCAAAACTGGGAAATGTTTTTCCTTAACATATAGAGTAGCTAAGCAATCTTTTAGGTTGTATTCAAGTAAGTCAGCTACAGGTACTTTGTTGATGTCAGTAACATCTACACCATAGTTACCAGTGAATTCATGCGCTTGATGTTTTAAGCCAAGTTTATTACCAGCAGTTGAATTGGTGGCTAAATACGTTATGATTTTTGTATCATGTATATTTTTAGTCATTACTCTGATGCCTTCAATCAACCCTTTCTGGTCATTAAGACTATCCATGAATAGATTGGCTATTATGATTTTTATGTCAAAATTAGCATTATGGTAAACAATACTACCTTTATAGGTTTCAAAAAACTCTTTAAGCTGTGCTTTAATTAAAAAAACAGACTCTTTCGTGTTATCCATATTTACTCTGAATGCTACGCCTTCATGCTTGTCCCAAGCGAAGGCTATTGTAGCTATATCAGTTTCATAGAACTTTAAGCTATGGGTTTCAATATCACATGATATTTCAGGGAATTGATGTAAATGTTCTATGGCAGATGTTACGCCCATTATTGTATTTGGGTAACTAGCAAATTCTATTATGTTAGAACCAATTTCTAGGCTTACACCACGTAAATGGCTATTTAATGTACTGATAGCTAGGTCAATATAATCTATATTATTTGGGTTATAGAATAGACCTTGGTAATTAGGACATAATATAACTTTCATGTACTCATAGTTTTCTATGGCACAAGGTAATACATACCCTGCATGTCCCTCTGTCTTTCTTACTTTAGTTAATATTTTGAAGTAATGTGCATCGCATACAAATAATGTTTTAATGTCTAAGTGTTCTGCTGCTGCGAGCAATCCCTTTAGATATTCTTTAGCCATCTTAGCTGTAGCTTTACCATTATCCCCATACTTTAAGTTCATTAATACAAATTCACTTTCATCCAAAGATGATGGGGTAATGTAATATTCCTTTATCTTATTCTTATCCATAGCACTGTCTTTAATTAAGATAGCTGTGCTGTGTGAAGCATTCTCCACATATGGTTTTACTTCTAACATTGTTATTCCTTATTCTAATGGATATGCTATTTCTCGACTAACCCATATATCATAATCCCAGGGTGTACCTTTATTTTCTATATCACTATCATTTTCACCTACACGAGTAAGCCCATAATCTGCTTCATCCAATTCAAGTAGGTAGTTTTCTACCCCATCAACATCTGGATAACTCTCATACCATTTAAGAGATTCCATGACAAAAATGTAAGCACTAACTGCCTTAGATTTGATTATTTCAGTATGACTATCTTGTAATAATCTAGGTAGATTCTTTTTTAAAACAGAATCTAAATATACTTCATTGGATAGGGCTATTACTACATCTGAACGATATCCCATGTTATGACTCCTCGAATAGACTGACGTGAAATAGATAAGCTTTAATTTCATCAATACTATCTTTATTGTCTGACATAAATTCTTTTATTTCTGTATCAGATAAAGTCAATATTGAATCCTTAATTAAATCAGGAAAGTCTTCTGTTAAATTACTTATACTAAGTAAGCTTAATTGCGGTGGCATTAATGACTCTATATCAATGAGCGATTTAGATATACTTAATGCTCTTCTTAGATAGGCTCTAGTGTTACGTTTGAATGCTTCTACTCTATCCATTCTAGCTATAATCTTATCCATCTCACTGTGGTATATTTCCTTTAAATCTGGTGTATGTAGATGGGGTTTTGTACCAATAGGATAGATACTACCTCTATGGTAAAATCCCAAGTTATAAAAAATATTAATCATCAAACCATGAGCATTTTCTGCTTCAATCTGTTTTATCCGTTTTCTGTCGGTGTAATCAACATCTTGGAATAATGAGTGTATTACTAATTCAAGTAAGTCCTTCTTAACCGTAGGACCAAATATCCTCTCTAACTCTTCCATCACTAACCTCCATATTTTGTAGGTAGATTTCCGTAAAGTACAACTTTGTTGGCTGCTCTTGTTATAGCCACATAAAGTAATCTAGCAGTTTCACTGCGTATATTGTTTCGACCGATATCTGTTAGGTCAATAAATACTGTGTCATAGGTAGAGCCTTGGCTTTTATGTACAGTAGAAGCATGGATAGGTCTTAGGTCTAAGAATCCATCTTTGATTCTAAAGTAGTTTTGCCAATCACCTTTTTCCTTAGCAATTTCAGTATTCTTTTTAATCAATTCCTTTAGGTCATTGTTGTCTACAGGTATGTAACCAAATCGACCACATAATTGTATTTCCCATGAATCAATATCAAAGTGTTCGACAGGATATTCACTGATTCCATCAATACGCACCACTGTATCTGTAGGTATCATTTTAGTAGTAGTGCCATTACCTAGTATTGGTTTGTTGGTTATCACATGCTCACCACGTACCCATTTATCAGTATCTATGTGCAGTCCTCTGATGTGCTTATTATATTCATACACTCTGTCATTAGTCCAAGCTAATACTTTATATTTGTTGTGACTATGGAACAGGTTATTGAATGCACTTTCTACCATTAATTGAAATGTTGGACCATCTACGTGTTGCACTGATATTCCATCAGTAGTGACAGGAGGAAAATTATTTCCATCTAATACCTTTCTGTATCCTTCAGCTAACTGGATAATATGGCTATCCTCTAACTGACGTTGAATAGTGGTTAACTTAACCTTGTTAGTAACCTCAATTGATACTGGGCAGGTACGTTGCTTAACTGGAGCTAACTGATAAGAATCTAGTATATATAATACTTTACACTCTTCAGTTGACTCTCTAATCATTTCTAATAACTGATAGTCAATCATACTAGCTTCATCAATTATGATTAGAGTATTCTTAACTACTTTGTAGTCTACTTGTCTTATTGAGTTTAGTAACTCCCTTACGGACATCATTGAATACTTTAATCTTTAACATAGAATGAATAGTCTGTGCAGGTTCTCCAGCTAATTCTTGTAATACTGCTGCTGCCTTATTAGTGGTAGCAGTTAGTCTAATTCTAACTCCATCGTCTACATTAGTAAGCAATTTAAGTAAGTCTTTAGCTCCTCTGGCAGCTTCTAGTAAGTGCTTAGTTAAATAGCTCTTACCAGTTCCTGCATGACCTTCAATAGCCATTTCCCCAGCACCTTCGGTGAGGAGAAATTCCATGAAGGTATCTGCAGCGTCTTGCTGGTCAGGTGATAGTGTTGACATTAGTATTTTCCTATATTGTCTATTTTTACTCCGAATAAAGCACTCATCTTTTTATCTAAGTACTCTTGTTCAGACATTGGCTTAAGTGAAAAATTAGTATCTAAAGATAATGGTCTGATGACATGATTATCATATTCAGTAGAATCTATTTGCTCTGCATTTTTTAATGCATCAAACAACTTAAGTGCATCGTCATGTGGTAAGACTACTTGTAAGCTATAACTTAAATTAATTACACCATAAGTTGGTTTTAATTTTTTAGCTTCAGCAATTTGTGCTTTGGTAGGTTTAGGCATTTTCTCTTCTTCAGTCATAATTATGTCTCGTAATGAATTAACTCTCCAAAATTAACTGAAGCGTTAGGGTTATTAACACATATCCATATAACTGGATACCCTGGGTCGTCCTCTATCTCCCAGCATTCTAAATCACTAAATATGATAAGAACGACAGGCTTGTGCTTGTTGTAATGCTCAAATACTGGTTTAAGGTTTGTTCCACCTCTACCTGAGAACGGTAAGCTCTTTACGGACTGGTCTTGAGTTAGTGAATGTACATGGTTAATCTTAGTATCAAAGTCAATGATAGTAGTGAGTGATGGATTCATCTTCTCTTTAATATCATTAATCTCAGTTAAGAATATCTTAAACTCATCATCTGATACTGAACCACTAGTATCTACAGCTATTGCTATTTCACCTACAGATTCACTTCTTAGTGATGCTAGATAATAGTCTGGTTGGAATCGTTTGTTAGGACGTTGGAATGTGTAATCATCTTTAGTAAATGAAGACATATAATTTTGTAATATGGTTCTCCAATCTAATTTAGGATTGATTAGTTCCTCTATCATTATTTCTATTTCGCCAGGTATATAACCTGCAGCATTACCAGATGCTTCATCTAATTTCGCTCTAGTAGCTGCTCTAATCAATACATCAGCTACCTCTTGTTCAATTATTTCTGAGTCTCCTCCAGCTGATTCAATTAAATCATCACCGAGTCCACCACTATCTCCTTCAGGTTCAGGCAACAGGTCATAGACTTCCTTAGTTGATAAACCTCTATAGTCTTCACTTATCAACCATTCTGATGGTATTTCATATTCAGCGTCTCTACCCATTAGATTAATTACATAATCTCCTGCATAGTTCCATTTCTTCTTATCCATGTTATTTCTTCTGAACATGTGATTGAAACATACATGCCAAGTCTCATGAAATAGGATAGAAACTCTCACGTTTGGTGATTGTGCTAACCAAAAGTCTGGATTGAGGTATAGGTATTTACCATCTACACCTGCTGTAGGTAGGCTTCTAGTCCATTTAAGTTTAAGAGAAAACAAAACAGTAGAAACAAATGTACTACCTTTCTGTACTAACATACCAATCTTAGCTTTATCTAAGCTAGTTCTTAGTTCTGAAGTTACTTCTACTGTTTCCATTGTAATTCCCCTTATACAAATGCTTGTGCATTCTTAATGGTCCATTTCTTCCATTCAGGATGTTTTGCTATTTCTTCATCTCTTTTGAATGACGCTTGTAAACATATGACTTGGAACTCAATTGGTAAACGCAATATGCATTTAATTAGAGTATCAAAGTTATCATAGCCATTATTGTTAGAGATTAGTGCTGCTATTGCATATTTCACACTAGGCTCATCATCTATTACAACACCTTCTGGGTTATCTAGAATATCTTGTATGGTGGGTATTACTTCAAATACCTCACAAAAGCCCATAAACTCTCTCGATGCTCCCTCACCAATTACACCATCGATAACTGGAGCTTTCTTGCGTTCTAGGTTTTTCCATGGTTTGATGATGTCAGAACAGAACTCCCATGTACGTGGACAAGGGAATGTAAAGTCATCATGGTCAGGATTGAATTTATGCAAGATGTCAGGTCTAAAGCCAATGTAGGCTATTACTCTGTAATCTACACCATTAGCATTACCCCAATCAATAAATGCTGGTGCATCTACAATTAGGTGTAAGTGAACCATTCTTGACTGCATAGCAGTAGATAGTCTATTAACAATAGCTCTATCACTAGTAAGGTTACCTGCAGCTACACATGCGCATTTAGGATGTAATTTATTTTGGCCTACTTCTCTATCCAATACTAGTTTGTATCCTGCTGCCTGTACTGCCATTGAAGCTGAATTAAATTCATCTAACAGTAGCAACCATCCAGCATATTTTGAACCATCTGGTCTTATAGGTAATGGGTCACCCTCTACTGGGAATGTTTCCATTGGAACATAACCAGCTTTAGTGCGTTCACCATTTATTGTAGGGAAACCTGCTAAGTCTGTTGGGTCACATTGACTTAATCTTAAATCAATAAGTAATAGGTTTCTTTCTTTTGCGATTTGTCTATATATGCTTGACTTTCCTAGTCCAGGACTAGAGTGCAACATAGGTACGCGACCTGCGCGTAGAATGTCCTGAATAAGCTCAGGAGCTTGCTTTGCAGTAATTTGCATGATTGTATTCCTTGGTTGATGGAGAGCTATTACAGCAGCCGTAGGCTGCCTTTGAAGGGTTAATGAATATACTTTGAGTCCTTATGCNCTGGATGTTCATCTATATTTGTTATTTTGATACCTAATTGTAAGAGTTCTTCTTCAGATACTAGCTGATTGTCTAATATATACATGAGTATATTATTGAGGACATCCTCTCTTGCTTCAATCTCTGACATTAACTCTATATTTTTCTTTGTTGATGCCATTATGCTATCCATTAAGGATAAACAATCTTTACATTCGCTCATATTTTATCCTCATATTTCTTAGCGTGATTTAATAAAGCTAACCACTCCTCAGTGAATTCAGGTACAGCTTGCGCCAATATACCTAAATGTTCATGTAAGCCCTCAATATATTCTCTTTGTAATTGAATAATATCATTGAGGGCTTCTATTTCCTGTTCACTCACGGAGCTGTAATGAGTGTGTACAGAGTGTGAATACCTTTACCATTTGAATTAGGTTCATCTGTTGAATCAATATCCCATCCATTGTTTCTTAGGTTATAGATTATAGCAGATAATCGAGTTGCACCGTAGGTCTGTATTGCTTCCCAAGATGTGATAGTACCCATTGTTCTAAGATGTTTCTTAATGCTATCTGTCTGAGATAACGGTGTGTCTAATACAGTCATAGTAGTTCCTTTTATTAGTTAAAAAAAAAGCCCCTACCCGAAGGCAGAGGCAAATATGGAATATACAATCCCCTTATAAAAACTAAGAATGTTCCTATAAGTTATTGTCCCATTGCTGGGGTGAAGTAATATACTTCTGAATAACTAAGCTATTCAGAAATACACTATAAGCCCCCAGTCTTTCCTGAGCGTCAATGAGTCACTTTCTATACTTTAGTACATGCATAGCCCAGCAGAGGAAAAAACCATAAACCTCTGATAAGGAGAGGGTAAAAGCCTCACTGACGGAGTTATTATTTGGGTCACACCCGCCCATACACCACTTAAATCTCATCAACTTGAACAGTAACGGCTTCTGAGTAATATCCATTACTAGTTCCATACCATCTAAGTGTAACTGATTCTTGTTCTCCGTCCAACTTATAAAATNTCCAAGNTGTAGATTCATCGTATATTTGTTGTCTCTCTAATTTACCTTTCAACAGGTTATCCATTTTTTTAGTTTCATGTTTGATACTCATCCAGTCAGTTGGCATTTCATTTATGTCATTAACTGACTCTTCTGCTCTTACTATCTTATGCCCAATGAGGTCCTTAAACTCTCCACAAATGTCATCTAGATATACTGTCTCACAGCAGTCTTGTTGATGATAAAATCTAAATATATGTGTTGCTGTCAAGATACTAAATTCCTCATCTGAGCTATTAATATTTAGTGGAATTTGACCCACTAATAGGTCTAAATTACGCTGATTTATGGAATCTCTTAGCATACCGACAGTTCCCCGTATAAATTGCCTAAATTTGAAAAGTTAGTGCACCGTTTTGCTTATGTATAGAAGTATAAAAAAAAAGCCTCTACCCAATTAAGGGCAGAGACCGGAGGTAACATCATGACTAAGATGTCGTCAAAGAGCACGGAGTGCTCTAATTAACTTAATGCATATTCTGCATTCTTCATCTTATTAGCCAGAGTTCCACTAACCTTATTATATACAAGTGTTGGGTCACCTGTAACTTCCCTCAATATACTCTGCAATATATCCCTACTAGCAATACCACATAATATATCTAGATAGTTCTGTCGAATGTTCTGTGCATAGTTTGGATGACACCAAAAGCTGTCATGTATAGTTAATAACTCAAACCCTTGTGCTTCTGCCATTCTGTACATTTCACGTACAACATAACCATCTATGCTATGCACTATGTTAGCTGCAAGGCTTAGACCTCGTTTAATTGATTGGTTAACATAAGCTCGATGAGTAAATGTAGCATGGTCCATCTCATCAATCTCAATCTTCTTATTGATACCTTCCATCACTTTAACACTAGCCACATGTCCATCAGGAAGTGTCCACTCATGCTTAAGTGCATTAGGTTGCCAACATGATTGCATATCATTCATGCACTCTACAGCTCCTGGTAACCTTACTGCTAATGCTTCATAGAAGTCATCTACCATATCACCAAATACACTCTTAGGTTGGTTCTTAGACCCATAGAAATACCTTATCTTCGATACTAGTCGTTAATTAGTATCCGTTCTCTTATGAACTGCTGCATATTACTATACAGAGGAGACTATATCATCATCCCATTTCTGGGAGCTGTGCGCTTCCACTCACTTGAGTGTACTTCCTTTCGGAATAGTCGTTGCACTTTTCAGTAATAGTTCTGCACATATCAAGAAACATGTCTTGTGTCATTTCACCTTACTGACTTAGCTCAGGATTGTCCACATGGGAGTTTCCCTGAGTTCACACAGTTTAATCGAGGAGATTGCTCTCCAAGTGACCTACAATTTAAGTCATAACAGGGTGTTTAAGCGTCTTCCTGTCCTTACCCATCTCATTAGCTACTTCAGTGTATACATCTTCACGTTTACCTGTGTCTATTAGATTCACAGCTGATGCTGTTTTCTCACAGCCAATGAGACATGCCATTATCTGAAGACCACTGGCTGTTGCATCTAAGTTCATTAGATAACCAGTAGGTATATCATATACAGCATCCTCATATGCGAACATAGCCTTACGCATGAGTATTGGTTCTGATGCATCTCTAACCATTGTATTCATAATGGGCCAGTTATCCTTAAACCAGTCTATACGTGTATCCCATGACTCTTTGTCTAATCCATAAGCATTTGCTGCACTAATCATTATGTACTCTAAAGGATTGTATTGTTTCATTATGTAGCCTCATTAGTTATTAGTTTATAGAGAGTATTCTGTGCATCCCATTGATGTAATGGGTCTTCAAGGAATAAGAAACCTTCAGTGAATATATCCCATTGTTCTGGTTCTCCTTGGTACTTGGGTACTCTATTAGCCACCCTAGTACTATCATACCTAATCAACCAGCCTCCTATTACCTTAGCTCTAAAGGTTTGCCCACCATCAATACCTTCCCACACAATTTTAGGTATATCACCCATGAGCCTTACTCCTCAATAGCTTGTCAAGTTCAGCTTGTCTTTTGAACGAATCCATCCATTTATGGAACCACTCACTTGCTTCATGCCTATTCATATCCATATGCTCCTCTAAATATGCAGGTGCGCCCCACATATTAGTTGCTCCGCTATCTCTTAATGAATTAAGGAATGCGAATACTGCTGCTTTACTGTGTTTCATGATTTCACTCCTTTGGTTATTATTGTGTACCTGTTACCATTTATTACTTCATCTGTATTACCTACAATACATGGTCTTGTGTAAACACCATTCTCAACTTGATACATTGGGTGATTCTTAAACTTTTCGTGTCTAAGAGTTTTCCAACACCCTCTGCGTTGATGTGGAGTAGGACTGGCATGTGTGCCACCTTGGTGTTCTTTATTCTCTACTTCTTGTATAGAATTAAGATAAATAAGTCTAGGCGCATTGCGTAGTACCCACGGCTTCTTTTTCCTTCTTTTCTTTTCAGAATTGGAGATTTCAGTATTTGACCGCACATGTATAGGATACTTATCTCCAAGATAAGCAAATGTAAGAAAGCCTATTATTATAGAAACTACATTATTCATCTCGAACTCCATTCTAGTAGTGCCTTCAGCTTTCTTAGCCATATCGGCTATATCAATCATAGCCTGATATTCCATATGGGTCCTTGAGTCAGTGGTATAACAAGAATGCCCTAAGCAAGCTCCTCTCCATCCATAGTTATCTTTAGTAAATACTGATGGAGGCATAAATTCCATTTTCTGATTAAATTCTTCAATAATAAAAGTTTTAGCCTTTCTTATAGGCACATGCATATAAGTATTTAATTTCACATTATCACCATTGTTTATAACATGCCCATATAGCACAATTTTAATACCAAGATTTTCATTGGGAGTACCAGCAGACATATCATGGACAAATACAAATTCCTTCATAGTATTGTCAAAAACACTGCTATCCTTATTCCAACCACCTTCTCCCATTGTATCTTCAAAGAATTTATTCCAATCGTTGACTTCGCCTAATACATGTTCATTTATTCCAAATCCGTCTGTATATATAGGAGGTATTATTAATAAAGGTAATTCAGCAAACTCATCTAAGGGTATATGGCTATTTCTTGCTATTTCATATAATTTACGCAATATAAACGCATCTTCTCTTACATTTGATATATTCATTATGATTTCCTTACTAATTCTTTATTGGATAGGTTGATGAGTGCTTTCTTGTATTCAGTTGATTGGATATTCACATGATACAATGTCTTCAAATACATTCGTTAATTGTATTCTGTTACTTAATTACATATTCAATTGACCATCCATTAACACACTTGCCTGGTATACGCTGTAACCTGCCTCTAAGGGAGTTATATCTGATACCTGATTGCCTTGCACAATTCTTTATAGAATCATATGTAGACACTATTCCATCACGTGTGAGTACCACATTTGTTGTATTAGGTGGGTTCTCAAGTAATGTCTTAGATATTTTTGCTTTAGTGTTCACAGACTGTACAAAGCTATCATTAGCTATACGTGTAGTTACCATTTTATCAATGGATTCTTGGCTAACACGTTTACCTGCATGTGCTTTACCAATTTTGCGTTTAGTTTCATTTGAATGCTTTGCACCAAGCTTACCAGTCTTACCTTTAGATATAGCTAAACACTCTTCAGGACTACGTTTGCGCCCAGTGAGTGATTGTTTTATCTTTATGCGATGTTCAGTAGTATGTTCAAAAGTCACACCTAAAGTATCAAACCCAGTATTCGTTTGATTACTCTTGTTGTAGTACTCACTATTTGTTGCTACACCATGTTCCGCATGAAAAGCTATTTCTGCTTCTATTGCTTCAGCGCGTGAGCTATAAGTATTAAGTATATTTTTAAACAATATCTCTGAACTATTAGGTGTATGTTTACTACTCCCAACATAACTAGTATCTTCTTCTGGCTTACATTTACATGAACGTACACCCATGTATTTCAAGCCATTTTTATATTCAATTAAATATGTATAATGTTGCATAGTAATCCTATTTATATGTTATTTAAACATCCATAGTATTGCATACAACACTTAAGTACAACTCACATTTTCACATGAGGATGGGACTATATCATCACCCCTCAAATACTTGAGTAGGGTGTGCCGCGCTTCGATTCCACTTGGAACCTACGAATTTCATCAACCACACGGGCTGGTGTATTCTAGTCTCTGCACCTTCAAGAACATTACTGTTCGAGCTAGGCTCAGGATTAGCATTTTAAAGCTTTCCCTGAATTCACGGCATATTTTTAGAAAATCATTACTGATTAACTGGGCTATTATGTCAACCCGAGCTATACATACGTCCTCGCTTGTCGAATCTCCAATCAAAATAGAACTCATTCTTAGCATCTAACAAGTCTTGATAGACTTCTCTTGATGCTTTCTTAAGTCTCATATGAGTTTCTGTCTTTTGTGGAGTATCTAGTGGTTTCTTAGACTTCTCATCTTGACTAAGTACCCAGTCATCTAGACTTAAGGCTACACCTGATGCAATGTTAATAGCATCTAAGCCTAACTTCTTATCATGATGGTTACCTTTGCCAAGTATTACACTAGTATTCTTAGTTAAATAAGAACTACTGTAGTTACTTGTTAACATGTCTGGTATACATACCAAAGGTGGTAGATACTTCTTCTTAAGTAACTTAGTTATAGTGTTATCATCTAGTCTATAGTTAGCTTGTACCATAATACTACCTGATTCACTATTCCTTGCAGGTATTAAGTCATAGATGTCACTAAAACATATTACAGTTACTATCTCACTAGCTGTCCTTACACCATCAAAGATATCTGGATAGTCCAGTATCTCTGCTAGTTGTCCAACTACTGATTGAATACTCAAATAACCAGATGTAGGTAATATAATTGCACATACCTCGGCTACTAGCTCTTCCATACTTAGTCCACAATGTACCTCATATGCGTCCAGCCTTGCGTTCTTGCTTGCATAGTACGATTGACTAAAGTAATCCATTAAATGGCTTACAGCGAGTTCTATGGGCTTTTCTAATCCTTCCTCTAGTTCTTTTAATATAAGTAGTTTGTCGTTATGTCTAGAGAAAGTGTCCTCTACCACTACTTGTTCTAATCTACTAATGTCCATAATTATTCTCCTATTTAACAGTAAATGAATTATCACAGTTAGTGCATTTATGGTATTCACCATATGCATCGAAAGAAGTCATTATTGCTGGTGCATGGCAATGAGGACATGGAAATAATGCATCTTCTACTTTGCATTCATTTAGTGTAACTTTAGTATTTTCGTTATGAATATATTCTTGTATATCATAATGAAATCTATAATCTTTAAGTTTCATAATCACTCTCCTTTGAGTAAGTTAGTCATAACCATTTCTCTCATTATTTTTACTTGTGATTCCATTACTTCAAGTAGCTCTATAGCATCTTTTGTTTCTATGCCTATTGAATATTCCTTATCCAATTCACTATGAAAGTCTTTAATTGTTATATGCATAATAGGGTCATTACTGAACACCTGCTTTCGTGCATCTAACTCTATCTCACATGTTTTAAAGTTTAAGTGACGTATAGTCATAACTATTCTCCCTTTAATAGCTTGTTAGCCCTATATATCTTGGCTTCTTCAGCTAGTTCAATGATTTCATCAAGTGATAAAAATATCCTAGCTTCAAGCCCTTCTCTCCTAACAGTGTCAATGAAGTCTGCATCAAACCACAAGGAAAAGTTCTCTGTTCTAGGATGGAATGATGTACGAGTAATATCTTCATCATCAAAGTCTCTAAATGTTAGAGTTTTATGTCCACATGGTTTCATTAGCTTTCTCCTTTAAGAAGACTATCTACTTCTAGTGCTGCTAATATGGGTATATTCTTTTGTAACCATTCCATTAATATTGTTGCTGATGCTGCTGATAAATACACACCATGACCATCAGTCATACCTGAGTCACTATCTGTATTAGCATATTCTTTACAAGTAATAACAAATGCTGTTTTAGGTGTTTCTTTAGTGTATTGATGACGTTGTACAAGTGTTACTGATACATTGTCTTCATCAATATATTTGTCTGCTATCTCTAACTCACCTACTGGGAATTCTTCAGAAGACTTGCCTTCTCCGGGTATACTTGGATACATGTTTACTATCTCCCTCTTGTACTTTAGCGAATAAAAAAATAGAAGAGGAATTAACCCCTTCTATTTTTATGTAGGTTGTTATACTAATTCTACGAAACTAGAATCATCAACTGGCTTCTTGAAACCATAAAATCTAACGGTATAACCATTAACATCAGTATTTAATATACCGTTTTCATCAGCTTCAATCTTAGGTGTACCGTCAGAATTGAATACTTTTGTACGTGCAAATGTTAATACTCGTGCATGTTCATCGTTATTATCGTAAAGGTTAGTTTTAGAGAAATTGATACCATTAAAACTAGCTGGTTGAATAGATGCTGCGCGTTCTGTTTTCTTACTATCTGTGTTGTTGCGTTGAATAGCCATGGACTAATTCCTTATATAATTAATTAAGTAAATGTAATAGCAATATATTTCAATCGCCAAACAAACAGCTACGCTGTCGTGTATGTTTATCAACACTGTTGTAGTGGCAGTTCAGCTACGCTGCGGTTGTGCAGCATTGCTGTAGAGTGAAAAAAAAAAGATAGAAGAGTTTCTATCTAAGAGCGTTTTAAGAGGATAGCCCTACTAGGCTACCCCTGTACCACATAAGCTATTATTGCTTACGTGGGTTGGTACGATGTACCATGCCGAACTCATCGACCCAATATTGGTCCATGTTAGCCTCCTTGGTTGATTAACAGAGAATTAAATATCTAACCAACAGCTACGCTGTAGTGGATGAAAAAGAACCAACACCCCGAAGGATGCTGGTCGGTTGTATGGATACTGCCATACTCAGAACCATATCTATTTAAACCCGATATGGTTGGGCCTCTGTGTGGGGCTGGCTACCACTTGTGCCTAAGTAAATGTACCCAAATTATTCTCCTAATTAGTTATGGATTTAATGAGTTAAGCCTTATTAAGCCAGGGCTTAGGCTTAGGCTTCTTTAAAGCAATACGCTTCTTGCGTGGTGCTTTGTTAGCTCTTTTGCTTGCTCTCATAATAATCTCCTGCTTTGTTAGAGTAGCTTAATGACATGAATGGTTGTGCTGTACCATACATATCGAACCCAACTAGCCATTGCTTGATTACCTTGCACGTAATCTTCATGACACAGATGAATGTACTCATCACTAATCATAGCTAGTGTCTTGAGTACCTGAGCCTTTTGCTCATCATCTAACCCTGCTGTACTACACAGAGTCAAGAAACGAGCTACTACAGTGCTTCTGATGTCCATAGTTATCTCCTAGATATCTCAGAGCTGAGTAGTTTCCCGCTACCTAATAGATAATGGTGTTTCCAATATCCATCAGTCTGGTCTACGATGAAGTCTTCACGATGTTGCAAGTGAATACCTGATTTAAAGCCTAAGACGTGCTTCTCACACATCTTACGCCACATAACCATCCAGACATCACGGCTCTTGAATGCTAGTGGAAGTTGTAATTGTTCCATTAGACACCTCCATTGTTGTAAATGATGAGTGCAGAGAATACAAAGCCAATACCGAAGATAATGGCTAAATCTCTCCATATGTGCAAAGACTTGACTAGGTCTCTGCGAGACTTGTGAATGGTAATCATTAGATGAACTCCAATGACAGTTTAGAGCGTTGAACCCACATGATAAATCTATATAGGTCTTTATACTGAACACGTATTAAACAGAAGCCATTAAGGTGACCTCTGAATACTGTACCAGTGTCTTTAAGCGTTATCATTGATATATACCTCCAGTTGTCGCTCATAATCGAAGTCAGCTTCTCTGTCCATACCGGTTTCAGCGGCATAGATATTGAAGTCTTCAGTTAGTATATCAATGCGTGATTCACTGATATGTACTGCTAGTTGTTGTTCGCTATAGTCACCCCATTTCTGGGCTTCCTCTGGTGTAGCGAAGTATCCTGATTCACGGTGATAAGGCTGAGGTAACCAAGTGTCACCCATCCATTCAATACACCAAGAACCCCAGTAATAACCTGCATTTGATTGACAAACACAGTCTTCTGTTCTGACAAGAGTTTCATCACCTTCAGTTGGATTTGACTCTCTAGACACCATCTCTAATGCGTTAGTTACCGCAGTGGTGTGTAATAAGATGCTCATTGGCTATCTCCTTAATTAATTAAACAATAAATACCAAACAAATAGCTACGCTATCGTGGCAGTCGAAAAAAGGGAGAGGAGCCGAAGCCCCTCATACTTATTTAGCAATAGAACCCTTTCCGTGCTCCCTACGGTCACACTCCAAAGGCATCGTTTACACGCTACCTTTTCCGTGGCATCTGTAGCACACACCTTTGTTATAGGATTTGTATGCTGGGATATAACCAACGCCATTACAACGACCGCATTTAGCATCCGCTATAGCACCTTCAGGCTCACCTTCGTACACACCTTCATTTATCTTGAAGCGCGTAATCTTGGCGTTACCAAGGATGCTTTTGCGGTTACCGTTGTTAGAACCCCATCTCATTAACTTAGACGAGGCTAAGCTAAATATGTTGTTCTTAGCGGTTACAACATAGTACTTGCCGTTAATTTCGTTCTTGGCTAGTACTGCTGGTTGTATATCAAGCGGCTCAACAGACTTGTAACTTGCTCTAGGAGCAGTGTTAGACTTATGAGTTGCTAGTTTAACGGAATCACCAAAATCGACAGTGACTACATGAGGTACGCCTTTATAGGTGACGTAAGAACCAGGAGCTATAGACATAGCAATTCCCCTTATAATTAAGAGTATCAACTGAATTGTTAATACCGTACACACAGCTACGCTGGATAGATGTGTGAGGTGTAGGTGTACATGTAGTTAACCTCATCCCTCTTAGAACTCTCTATCTCCAGTGTGTATATGTGTGTAACAAAAAAGATGAGAGGCCCGAAGGCCCCCCACAGGTCGTACTACAACCGGCCTTATGCCGTTTGCATGTCATCGAGCGCCTTGATGGCAACGTCACACGACTTATAGACGGAAGCGTCTAGTAGCAATGTGGTACGTGCTGCACCACGGAAGCCGTATAGAAGGAACGAATGAGCAGCGGATAGCAGCCCTTCCTTGCTTACGGCCTCGTTGGCCTGACGATGGTATGTAGCGGCTGCGCTTGTGCCTTCGGCAGCTGCTGTGAGTTCTGCGATTTGAGCCTGCAGATCGGCTATGGTGGGTCCACTCATGAGGTGGGTCTCCTACGTAGTTAGGCATCAAAGCTAATGCCATACCCCCAGCTACGCTGGGTGTGTATAAGTACATGGATATATATTCAATAGGGGGGGTATNTGCGGAATTAGATTCCTTATATATATGAACTTCACTCACGCAGAATTTTATAAATTCTCAAAAAGTTTTTTGACGAATGCAGAATTTTATAATTTTTGAAAAAGGCTATATTAGAAAAATCTAATATTCGCTAAACTATCTTGGGCTTCATTCCCCTCCCTGCGACTTTGCCATCCCTAAAGGGTGGCACGTCTTGGTCGGTATTATAAGCAACGAAAGACGAAGTGCCACAAATGAGCTTGCGAATGCAGTGAGCACGAGAGTCTGGAGTTGCGTTGGAGTTTATTTCTTGGTTAGAAATAGAAACCCCTCAAGAATATCAGTGCGCCAGCAAATATGTATGAGGGGGTTCTACTAGGCTTATTGTGCCTATAATTCGGAGTATATGCTTATATACAGGGGCTTTGCAAGTTATTGGCTAAATAATAATCAAAGTGCGAGCGGGGAGTACATAAGTAAGACTGCGGAGCAGGCTTACGGTGGTCTTAGCCCCTATAGTCTTAAGGGACCTCTGTAGCCCGCATTAACATTGGGCTGTAGACGTTTCCACTGCTCATATATGATTAGTTTAAACTACTCATATTTGATTAGTTACATGAGTGCTCATATATGAGTAGTGACAATAATAGTAGGGTTATTATGTATAAATGTTTGCATTGGTTCTATTTTATATGTATTATCTGCGTTGAGTTTATTTAATTGGTTACAAGTGAGCATTGTGTGATAATAAAAAAGAGTTTACCAAGAGAAAGATTCGCTAAAATCAGTAATTCAGTGTTCACTAATAGAATATTGAGTCACGGGGCAGTTAGATTATATGGCTATCTCTGTACCCTACCTAATGGTAAAACCTTCCTAGATAAAGATGTCACTAAAGTACTTGGTATAAGCCAACCAGTACTAACCAGATGGAAAAGAGAACTCAAAGACCAGAACTTAATATTAATAGTTCCATTAGCTCCGAGGATACATGATTTATATATTGGCTATCCGGGTGTTACTGCAAGTGAAGTAAAAATGAGATGGGAAGATGATAACCATGACCAACAGTAAGGAGTTGTTATGACAATAATGGATAGAGATTCAATCAACCCTAATATATTAGGTGGATTACAGGCTTGTCCTAAATGTGGGGCAATGAACCCAGTGGGTATGCAATGTATGCATCCATACAATGTCCCTTCTATCCCACCAGTGCGGAGTAAGAAAAAACAAAAGATGATTAATGGTTTTTTTGAAGATGAGAAAGCCAAACAAAAAGAATTTAAGAAACGAAGCGAAGAAAGACAAAGTAAGTACCATAGAGAAATTCTTCCCGAAGTCTGGGTAGATGTGTATGATGTGATAGCTGCGTTTGAGGTAATGGATGGAGGTTTACAACATGCACTTAAGAAAATCCTGGCAACGGGTAAAAGAGGTCATAAGACCGAGGCAGAGGATAGAAAGGATATACTCCTTAGTGTCCAACGCTCTAATGAAATCTACAACCGGAGAAACAAAAATGAAGAAGTTTAGTATTCAAGTTAAGAGAATTAGACGTAAAGGTGTTATCACTTATGGATATTCGTTTGAAGTTGGTAAAAAGACTTTCACTTGTGGGCATGGTTATAAAACTGAAAAATCTTGTACCATTGCTGCTAATAAGTTTGTGGCTAAGTATTTTGAGGGTAAATAATGTCACAAGAACAAATCAGTGCTTTACAGGCTAAATTACAAGTATCTCAGAGTCGTTCCTTTGAGCTTATTTCCCAGCTATCCGCTGAAAGAGATAATGCTGTACAGTCTGCTAATCAAAAGAATCAAGTATTACAACAAATAGTTGCAATTCTTGGTTTAAAAGCTCCTTCAATTGATGAGTTGATTGCAGAGATTGCTAAGAATGTACCTAAGAAGCCTGCCCCAAAGAAAACGGCTAAAAGTAAATAATTACTTTGACCCCCGTTCCTTAAACGGTATACTAAGTCCTAGTTAACATCTATTAGGACTTAGTATGACCTCTAACCCACTTACAATTAATCAATTAACTAAGGTTTTACCACCTGCCGTTAAAAAACGTGCCACTCAAGAGTTAGTAGACACAATTAATAATATAACTATGGATTCTCATGCTAAAGAAGCATTTAAAGAGAATATTCTAAGTTATAGCAGTGTTATGAAGACTGGTAAGTATAAACTAAGTGCTTATCTCGAAGCAGTTAAGTATGTAACCCATAAACTAATGGGTGACAGTAATACCGTAGCATTTGCTAAAACATTTCCCGATAGAATGGAAAATTTTAGAATTAAGGGCTATCCAGAGAAAGATATTGCTAGTGCCATTACGAGTTATAACAAAAATAAGTTAGTTAATTTGGTTTTTGAGCAAACCCTCGTTCCCTCCTATGTATTAAATGCTGATTTACATCAAAAAGCTTTGAATATTCAAGCAGAGCTTATGATGAATGATGATATTAGCCCAAAGGTTCGCTCAGATGCAGCTAATAGCTTATTGGTTCATCTCAAAATGCCTGAAACAACTAAGATTGAATTGGATGTCTCTGTGAAAGAAGACAAAGTAATTGATGAACTTCGCCAATCCACATTGGCTCTAGCTGCCCAGCAGCGAAAAATGCTAGAAGCAGGTGCTATGAAGCCAAAAGATGTGGCAGAAAGCGCAATTCTTATTGAAGGGGAGTGCGAAGAGAATGTTAATTGATACTCTGGGTGAACTTATACTTTATGTGGGCACCTTTTTGGCAGGAGCCTTTATAATATACCTACATATCAAAGGTGATGACCTAGACGATGATTGAAGAACTACAACAAACAGAGAAAACGGTTGAATCCTGGCTCGAAGAAGTTAACTATGATGTTAATGAGCAATATATCCCTTCAGATTTTGCTCTGGAGTTCATTAATTTTATTAAATTAGTTGAAGGTGGTGACCCAGAGAATAAAACGCCCGTGGTTCACTACAAAATGGTGGATAATTTCTTTAACAGTCACCATGAGGAAGATGATAGGGACACAATCAATATGTGTCATCGTGGAATTGCTAAATCCACACTAAAAGAGTACCTAATCCTGTATGTTGGGGTCTTTGGAGAAATCCCTGATTTCGGAAAAGTCCCCTATGCCTTATATGTATCAGATTCCATTGAAAATGGTGTGAAGAAGATGCGCAAATCCTTAGAATATCGATGGGATAACTCAGAATTCCTGAAAACATATATCCCAGAGACTAGATTCACTGATGTAAGGTGGGAATTTAAGAATAAAGACGGTGGAGTGTTCGTTGTTAGTGGATTTGGTGCAAAAAACAGGAGTTCGTGGAACAAGAGAGAACAATTCTAGACCGGTATTAGCTTTATTGGATGATTTAATTAGTGATGAGGATGCACGGTCTAAGACAGTCATAGATAGTGTGGAGGATACTGTGTATAAGGCAATTGATTATGCACTACATCCTAAATTGAGAAAAAATCATCTGGTCGGGGACCCCATTTAATGCAAAAGACCCTTTATATAAAGCTGTTGAATCAGGTGCGTGGAAGGTTAACGTCTACCCGGTATGTGAACAATATCCCTGTACTAGAGCAGAGTTTAAAGGTTCCTGGGAAGACAGGTTCGATTTCGACTACGTTAAACGTCAATACGACAAGGCCTACAAAGCANGAAAAGTAGAAACCTTTAACCAAGAGCTTATGCTTAGGATTATGTCTGATGAAGACCGCTTAATTTTGGATTCAGACATCCGTTGGTATAAGAGAAAGACTGTAATCGATAATAAAGGTCTATTTAATTTTTACATTACTACTGACTTCGCCACCAGCGAGAAAACATCTGGTGACTACAGTGTTTTATCAGTATGGGCTTATAATAGTTCTGGTCATTGGTTCTGGGTTGATGGAGTTGTGAAGAGACAGCTTATGGATGCTAATGTAAATGATTTATTTAGATTGGCTCAAATGTACAAACCCCAAGCAGTTGGTGTTGAGGTATCTGGACAACAAGGTGGGTTTATCCCTTGGCTTCAAGACCAGATGCTATCCCGTAATAATTACTTTAATCTAGCAAGTGATAAGAATAGTAATAATCCAGGCATAAGACCTACAACTAACAAGTTAGTTAGGTTCAATACTGTAGTTCCTTGGTTCAAATTAGGTTTAATGCACTTCCCCGAAGAAAGAAAAGAATCCCCTGAGATGAAAGAGTTTATGAATGAGCTAGCTCTAGCTTCTCTGAGCGGTTTTAAGAGCAAACATGATGATTGCCTCGATACAATTTCCCAATTAAGTTCTATAACAGCATGGAAGCCATCTGAGCACACAGAATTCCATAAAGAAGAGGGCGGTCACCTCTGGGACATGGAAGAAGAAGAGAGCCTTGCTAATTTAGATTCTTATATTGTATAAACTACAAGTTCTCTGATAGAATTGCCTTAATGTATCCCTAGAGGATTACTATAATATGCAATATAAATCTCTTAGTTGTGAGGAACAATATGGATGCAGGTGCGTTGATAGGAGCAGCCATCGCTGCTTTAACTATTATGGGTGGGTTAGTAGCATGGCTACACAAGCAGATAGCTTGCAACAGAGAAGATTACTTCGACCATATGGGTAAATTAGAGGCTAAACTTAGGTTGACTCTAAGTGCTATAGAGAATGACCATAAGGATTTAGATAAGCTAATTGCTAAAGAATACATGTCCTCTGAAAAAACTATGCAGATGTATGGCATCATGGCACAAGCCCAAGACCAACGAATGGAAAATATGGGCGCGAAGCTCGTAAACATAGAAGACAAGTTAGATACACTTATTATGGGCTACAACGGGAAATAAAACCATG